ATTGTCTGCGTGCCGCTAAGGGTGATTGGGGCGGTAGAAACCACCCGCACAGGACGTAAGGCACCCGAACTACGCGCTGAGAGAAGGCGGATTGCATCGCGCAACTGCGTGAGAACCGCGCCAGTTACATCAGGGGTGAGGCCTGCGGAGGTAACCGCCGAAAGTATCTCCTCTGTGATCATGTGATACCAGCCGGGGCCGGGGCGCGTGGCAGGCGTGCCGGTTCCGGGATTACCCGCTTGCGGATACCCCACAGAATACCCGGTGAGATCCGGCGGCGTGAGGCTTGTGTTTGATTTAAAAAGCCGGTTCATACTGGCGCTCCGTTAGGTGTAAGCGAAAATGATGGTTGTGTGCGCGGGTTTGTATTGGGTTAGCGAGCACTCTAGCGGAGCATTGCTCCATGAGGCAAGCGGATCATCAACGGTATCATTTACCGTCAATTCAAAAACTGAGTTTTGCTGTGCATTGATCTGCCATGCAAACTGCCAATTAGCGCCATAAAGCGGGTAGTCTACATCATCATCAACCGTGTGCTCATGAAACTCTGTGATCGTGATGGTGAAGCCCAGCGCGGCGGCCATATTGATAAAATACTCGCGGCTCTGCCCACCAATAGAAGTGAGCTTTGCAAGCATGGCCGCATAGCGCTCAGGTGTTGATTGCTCACCAACAACGCACGGATCGGGCAGGCCTAGTACGCGCTCCCAATCCGCCATGAGTTCGTCGGTGGTACGAACATCAGCCTCCTCAATCAGATCAAGCGCGCGGTTATGGACGCGCGCCATAGCATCGGCAAGCGCCTGCAGAATAGGATCTGGCGTTGACCATGCGGGGCCGGGCGGCAATAGCTTGTAAGCCTGATCCTCATAGTCATCTGGGGTGGCGGGGCCTATGACCAAGTGATAGCTCCGAGCTGTGCGATCTGGTTATTTGCCACCGTCACATTGGCGGATGGCGTGACAAGCGTGTGATCGTACTCACCACGCGCAGATGAGATAATCTCATTGAGCCGAGAGAGGTAAACAATGCTGCCCGGCGCACCCTCGCGCTTGAAGAAATCCACCAGCTCGGCAGTTACAGCTGTTCTGATTTCCGTTGTATCTGGATTGAGGTGAATGTTGAGCGCGATGGGGAGCGCTACGGGCGCGGCAACATATAGGCCAGCAGTAACCGGGCGGCGTACATCTATGTAATTATATACTGCCGCAACCTCGGCTGGATCCGGGATAATTGGCGTATCTCCATCACGAACAAAACGTACTGTCACAGTACCCGCACCCATCTCGCCAGCGAATACCCAAGCGCGCGTGACACCTGCCACCTCAAGCGCCCACGCCTCATAATCGGCAACAGATCCGCCGTGAGGTGGCGATTGCACACGCGCAAGGAAACGGGCGCGCAGTTGATCTGGGGTTTCCAGATCTGCGCCTTGGCTGATTTCACCGGCCAGCGCTCGCGAGTTTACCCCTGAAATTGGCGAGATGAGGGTTAGGTATTGGCCTGCAGTTTTATTTCCTGCGGCTCCGGCCACCAAAGCAACCACAGCGGTGGTGTATGTAATACCGGAGGCAACGCCGCCTGATAAAACGCTATATTCTTGGCCATCCGTAGCCTTAAGGATGGTGCCCGCCTCAATGATGGATCCCACAACTGTGGTGAATGTTACATTTCCGGTTGCGGCAAAGGGCTGCTTTTCATAAATCCCAAAGATAGAAGCCCAGCGGCGCAGGTAGTCAATATCCGCAGAGTCCCAAATGATCTGCTTGGCGATATATTCGATCATTCCAGAGAGGCTGTGTGACTCTGCGGCAATCACTCGCGCATATGCCTCAACATCGGTGCGGCGCAGAGTTTCCTCAATGCCTAGGCGCACCTGCAAATCACTGCGGCTCTGATCAATCTGCTGTGGGAGTGTTGGGCGGCTAAGTGGCATTTGCTATAAATCTCCATGCGTCTGTAAAACTTATATCCAGCGCGAGAACATCGCCCCTGTAGATAACGCATCTGATGGCGATTTTGTCAATGCCAAGGCGCTCCGCTGTAACATCGATGCGCGAGGCAACCCCGTCATCAATCATCCACTGCAGCGCCTGCTCTGCATACTCTCGGGCCTTGATTACTGTGTCAGATGTAATGCTGCTTCGCGATAGCAACCACAGGCGTGATCCCATGCGATCATTTGGCACGACTGGATAGCTATCCATCCATGACCCATTGCGCTCATCACCCGGCAAAATATCATCAGGCTCTGCGCGCCGCCATGTAAAAAGGGAGATGATAACCGAGCGCGCAAGCAATCCTTCGGGGTGCATGCCGGGATCAAACGGCAACCCATCAACCTCAATTACATCACCGGCTAAAAAGAAACTCATGGTATCATGTGCTGATTTGGGGTTAGCGTGACAGTGTTGGTTTCATTGTGAGTATGACTATCATAAATGCTGCGCATTGCACTCATTGTTCTAACTTGTGAATCGCAATTATCCCTGATGTTGCCTGTAACATTTAAGGCCAGCGTTTCCATGCGCACCTCTGGTGTATTGGTGAGTGTGATCTTATGCCCACCACCATCAATGACAATACCTGCGCGGGTGAGGTAGATCTTATGCCCAAGGTCATCCCAAACCATCACCTCGCCTTCTGCCATACCACCCGCCTGAGCAACGCGGTAGCGGCGATCACCAATCTTTAGAATGCTGCCATGGGATCTGTCTCCATCAAAAAAGGCGGCAACTAGCTCTGCACCGGGATGGGGTGAGTGGGAAAATCCGTAGGATTCTATGTATTCTAAGCCTGCCTTATCCTCATCTGCCAGCAGCTTTGCTTGCACAATCGGTAGTGATGCGGCCGCTAGATAACTATCTACCTGCCCGCGTGAAAGCATATTGCTAATCGCGCGCTGCGTCTTTGCAGTTGCCCGGTTTAGATCACGCCTATTCATCGCCATCATCCTCATCATCAGAAAGTTCAAGGCTAGACCATGAATCTCCGCCTGCTTTCTTGCCCTTTTTCTTTTTCTTGCTTTTATTCGGCTCCGCAATGAATCCCTCAGGCGGGCCCACCCGCAACGTGGTTAGCATGCCAGCATCAGAAAGCTCATAGGTAACCTCGCTAATAAGCATCTGCCGCGTGAATCCAATAATTTCATCATCCACCTGCACCAAGAAATTGGGCAGCCAAAGCTTGCCATCAATCTGGCGCCATCCAGGAACCGTATAGGTTGCCATCAGGGATTGTGTGCGGCGGCTGGCGCGCTCATAATTAACGCGATCACGACACGTCCCCTCATCCGCTTGGCCGCTCTGCTTTACAACCATAACCCGGCGGCGCTTAACTGTGCTATCGGCAAGGCTGCTGATTGTCTGATTTGTCGCCGCTCCATACTGGCTATCATCTCCCGCCATCTGCCCTTTGCAGATGTACTCACTAAAGCGATCCTTAAAATCAAGCTCAGCGGATCCGTTTAGAATGTTTCCATTAGGCTCCCCAAGTCGCAGTGGCGTAGCGGTTCCCTCAAGTCCTGCCGTGGTGAATACAAGATTTCCCTCAGCGTCATCTGTGGCCAGCAGCTGGCGCTGTGCAAGCATGCGGTCGATTGACTCAAAAACACTCTCCCCCTGCTGTATCTGATGATCAGTGAATGGGCGGCCAACATCAGCTTTAGCAATCACCTTTACACCGTATGGCGCAGCCAGCTCTTGAGCAATGCGGGTGAGGCTTTGGTTCTTCCATTGTGCAGGCTTGCTGATGGCTGAGCAGTCCACTAAATCCGCAGTCTTGCTGCGGCCACGGATACTGATGCTGCAGCTGCTTGAGTCATAGCTTATTGGCGTTGCGTCAACATATCCGGTGAGGATCTTCTCAAAGTCCACATACAGCTCACACAAATCACCGGGTTTTATACGGTTAACAACCGCAACATCGCCGGGCCATTTGTCCGTTACATCCAAAGAAAAGTCGCGCGTGGTGCGCTCAATACCCATGGTAATCCTAACAGATTTCCACCCGTTATAATCCATGCCGTTCACCAGTAAGCGCACCACAGGGGCATTGTTCATGAGCTGAGCACCTGCAGTGTTTTAGGCGGAACAAAGCCCGGCGCTGGAATTGCATTACGCTCTACAATTTCCTGCGCGCGCGATGCATCCTCATAGAGTTCATACGCCAGAACCAGTGCCGGGATTACTTCAATAGGGGTCACTTGGCGCAGGCGCGTTGCACCAGCTGCACGCTTTGTTAGATCATTGAAAACAGCTGTGCGTGATGTGATGAGCTGGCGGTATACATCATCGGGCGCTGTCTGCGCCTCAGCATCCAGCGCCGCTGTTAGCGTTTTTCGGGCGGCAATGGTGTCATCATAGACGGCCGCAGGCATGTTAGCTGACGCCCGCACCGCTTCGATCAGCTCAGCGCGGCGGATCAGGCCTTTGGCGGCA